CGTATCGTAAGAATCAGAGAGGCCTTGAAATCGAGTGGTGAAAGTTTGAGAGATATGCCAGTAGAGGAGTACTTGGCTATGATAAAGGCCGACATTAAGCCTGCTCTGGACACCAAACCGATACTGGAGGTGTCTCAACCTCAAGTGATCGTGTATCACAAACCAGAGCTGACTATGTTTTTTAGCTCTATGTTTAGAGTCATGTCCAACCGGTTTATGTCTCTGCTGAAACCTACGGTCAAAGTGGTCCTACGTAAGGATATGGCTGAGGTGGAGAGAATGGTCCAGAACGTGCATCCGTTTGGAACGGAACTCAAGTATTTGGAGAATGACTTCAGCAAATATGATAAGTCTCAATCTGACTTTGCTTTCGAGTTGGAAGAGTACGTGTTCCGGCAATTGGGGATGAATGAAGAGTGGTTGCAGAAATGGGTAGACGGGCACGAAAGGTGCTACATCAGATCGATTGCGTTGAATATGTCTCTGCAAGTGCATTTCCAGCGTAAGTCGGGTGATGCTACCACATCATTCGGTAATGTGGTGCAAAACATACTGAGTGTTTCGTATGCGTACTACGGTACTGATATGGTGTGGGCAGTATTTATGGGAGATGATTCTTTGGCCGCGGCCAAGCAAGTGGCGGGGGATGTAGATGCTCCAAGAATCATGGCCGAGATATTCAATTTTGGTGCGAAGTGTTACGTGACTCAGGCACCTTACTTCGCTTCCAACTTCGTGGTGATCGATGACGCGAACGAAAGGGTTAAATTTGTGCCGGACCCTGTGAAGCGGGCGGCCAGATGGTCGATGGCTGTTGCGGCCAAAGACTGCGACTGGGATGATAAATATCAGTCTGTAAAGGATGCTTGTAGAGTGTACTTAGACAAGATAAATACTATGGCACTGGCTAGGCTGGTGTCACAGAGGTACACTGTGTCGTACGAAGATGCCAGAGCTGTGGCATCTGCAATAGCTACAGTAGTGGGGAATCCAGATAAATTCCGCGCACTGTGGGAGGAAAGACCAGAGATGGTCACATATTAGGTTGAAATTGTTACTTAGGTTTCCCATCAATACATT